ATTTCAAATAGGTTATAATGACAAGCGGAACATATATTAATTATCGAATCTTTTTAAATCCCGTGAGGTGTTTGTGAAAATAAATAGTAGTGATAGTTTTTTTGAGGGATTAGATGTAGATCAGTTAAGTCAAATAGAAACTTTACTGGACACTGCTATTGCTCAAGAGGAACAAACAAAACAGGCAAAACAAATAAGGGAAATTGTTCCTATAGAAGTTTGGCTAAATTCTACTTTTTATTTAGGGGATTGGGCAAAGGATTTATATAAATATTGGAAAGAAAAAATAATTGAACATGTGTATACAGGTTCTCCTGAGATTATACTAACAGGATCAATTGGAACAGGAAAATCGACAGCGGCATACGTTATTATACTTCGTAAAATTTATGAATTGTCATGCTATGACCATCCACAAAGGCTATTCGGACTTTCTGATAGGTCTCATATATTTTTTGTATATCTCTCAATAACGCATAGACATGCGATGCTTTCAGGATTTGGACAAATGAGAGAAATGGTTGATTCTATTCCTTATTTCCTGCAAAATTACAAAAGAGACTATCACATTGATTCAGTAATTCGATTCCCCGGCAGGGTGTCCGTAATTCCGGGAACGGATAATTTGTCTGTTATTTCTTTAAATTTATTTGGATGTATACAGGATGAGGCAGATTTTAAGAGAAGGGGAAATACAAGTAATCATGGGGATGTAGAACGGGCACATAAAATTTATTCAGAGATAACAGATAGAAGAATATCGAGATTTATGGATCATGGTTATGATCCCGGAGTTTCTGCAATAATATCATCTTCAACTTTTGAATCAACGTTTGTGTCTCAAAAGTTTCGTAATGCTCATAAGACAGGCTCGACTGCCATATCGTCAACATTATACGAAACAAAACCTCAAAAGTATTCAAAGGAAAAATTTTGTGTGTTTAAAGGGACAGAACATTATGAGGCTTTTATTGTCAACGATCTACAGGATATAATTGATTTAGCACCAAGTAATATACAAATCTTGATAAGAAAAGAGGCTTTAAATTCAAAACTTCAAGAAACCTCTTTGTATCAATATGTTCTTGACAAAGTTCCAAATAAGTTTAGCTCAAATTTTCTTTTTATTCCTGTGGATTTTAAAAAGAGTTTTGAGAATGATATATATGGAGCTTTAAATAATATTTCAGGTGTTACGATAGTAAGATCAGGAAAATTATTTTCTTCAAAGGCAGTATGGAGAAGTAATATTGATCCAGAGCTAAAGCATCCTTTCACCCGTCAAGTGGTGGAATTATCTGTTACTGGAATGGATTCTTTAATGAATTTTTTTATACCCAGTGTTTTATTTACAGAAGTTAAAGATGATAAAAAAAATTTTATAAAGTGGAAACTAAAGAGACATCCGGGAGCGAAAAGATTTGTACATATTGACCAATCAACCTCTAAGGATTCTACAGGACTTGGAATTACTCATCTTTCGGGATATGTAGAGGATGAGGATACGTTACTACGTGTTCCTATTGTTGAGTTAGATTTAGCGTTGAAAATTATTCCCACAAAAAGCGGTAAAAAGATTTCGATAGCAAAACAAATTTCGATAGCGAAAATCAGAAAGTTTTTATTTCAACTTATTTCTATGGGTATGCCTATTTGTAAAGTTACTTATGACCAGTTTGCATCTGCGGATTCAATACAGATTTTTGTTAGGAAAGGAGTTGATGCGGATAGGCAATCAGTTGACAGAGACGATTCTCAATATACTCAGTTTGTAGACATACTGACGGAACATAGATTTACCATGTATGATTATCCTATCTTTGAAAAAGAGTTTTTTAATCTTGAGCATGATGTGGAAAAAAGAAAGGTAGATCATCCGGATAAAAATGATGATGGAACGGATGGAACCAAAGATGTATCTGATGCGATAGTAGGTTCTACTCATCTTTCTTTAAATGATAGCAAGATAGTAATGTCTACCCCGGAGGAGATACTTGAGACTTATAAAATTACGACTAAAGACGAAACAAGGGAAGTAAAATTTAATAGAATGCTTATTGCGGGCTATGACAAAGTAAAGCAAGGAGCTGAATTGACAGGATTTATAGGAGAAGAATATGGCGCTCACTTTTTTGGAAAGTAATAAAGTAAAAGAAATTAAAAAAATTCTTGAAAAGGGCTATCCCCAAAATGTAGTCTTTGATAATGACAAAGAAGAAGGTCTAAAAATGATAGCGGCTGAAGGAGGATTATGGTCTTTACTTCAGGCAGCGGCAAACCTTGACCCCCAAAGGGATTCAAGATATAAAGATTATGATGAAATGGAAGATGATAGTATTGTAGCTTCCGCCTTAGAAATGTATGTTGACGATGCTTCTCAATATTCTAAGGAAGCCAATGCAACTATATGGCCTGTTGATGATTCTCAATTCAAAGATGATATTAATGAATTGTTTGAATTGATTGATTTAGAAAATAAATGTTGGGGATGGATTTATAACATAGCTAAATACGGAGATTTCTTTTTGAGAATACATAAAGAGGAAGGGAAGGGAGTCACAGGAGTCGAATCTGATATTCACCCAAGTAAAGTTTATCGAATTGATATTGACGGAAAACTTGTAGGTTTTATCGTAAAGGATGAAAGTTGTGGTAGGGATCATAAGGATATGGCATTCGATCCAGCAGATTTCGTGCATTTTGTAAACAATTATAAACCTAACTTTGAGAAAGTTTGTTTTAAGATTGAAGAAGATGGAGTGGAAGTTAAGAAAACAGCTACCTCATTGTATGGTACTTCTATATTACAGAATGCGAGAAGGGTTTATAAGATACTTAATTTACTTGAGGTATCTTTAGCGTTAGCAAGGCTGGCAAGGTCTCCTTTAATTCGAGTTTACTATGTCAATACAACTGGAATGGACCCGGATTCAAGGGCAAAATTGATAAAAGATATTGAGGGAGAGTTTAAGAAAAAGAAGTCAATTAACGTTAAGACAGATTGGTATGAACAAAAATATTCCCCCTTGAATAATACTTCTGATTTGTTTTTACCTTTTACCGGGGAAACAGGAGACATTCGACTTGAGTCTATTGGTGGGGATGTTGACATTAAGAATATTGTAGATATAGACTATATGAAAAATAAACTTTTTGGAGCTTTACGTACACCAAAACAGTTTTTAGGATTTGAGGAAGCTTTACCGCAGTCACTTGAAAGTGGTAAATCATTAGGGAGGCTTGACATAAGGTATGCCAGGGTTGGTAAAAAACTTCAAAGGTCTTTTTTGGAAGGTTTGTATAGATTAATTCAAATTCATTTATCATTTAAATACAGAAGAGAACAGGATGTTAAAGATGTACATTTAGCGTTAGTTCCCATATCCTCATCAGAAGAAGATTCACGGATGGAAGTTTTAGAAAGGAAAATAGGACTGGCTCAATCAATGCTTGACTTGATGGGAAATACAGAGGAAACTTATAGTGCAAAATATTTAATTACTTATGTATTCACTCGCATTTTGGATTTACCAGCGTTTGATCTTAAAAAACTTCTGACTGGAGAAAAGCAAACTCCAGAAGTTCCGGAAGAGTTCAAGGATTTGGAGGAAAAATTACGTTTGTCTATTAAGTCCAAATGCTCATCAGAGCATATAGTTAGAATAGTTGAAAGTTTCTTAAAATCATATACCAATACAAAAAAATTTATTCCAAGAAATAGAGATTTAAAACAACCGACATTATCGGAGGGTAAAATTGGAAAAAAGAGAATCATTAAAAGAAATCACAAAGGTTAGTGATATAGCAACTCCTTATACACAGCTCACAGGCTTATTGTCTAAGGGACAGGAGGTACTCAACGCAGTTACCTATACTAATGCAGGTCTATTAGGTGATCCAATTGTTGCTTTGAGCGCAAGGAATGTAACTACTTCTCTTGTCGATCTTATTCAAGTATTGAACAATAAGGCAGGGGAAGACATTAAGTCATTAGGTACCTTTGTTGGGGATACCTTCAAGAAATATATGAATGGATCAATAAATGAGGAAGTTGCCACAGCGGCAATCAATCTGTCAAAATTTTATATCGAGGCTTATAGTCCGGGTATGACAAAAGCGATGGGAAAAATAAAGTATCGGGGAGCATGTAGAGCTTGCGGATTTAAAATTCCTATTTATCCGGGTAAATATCCAAGATTTTGTCCTCAATGCAGTGCCCAGATTGATCTTTCGACTTTGCACATAGAAAGCCAGAAAAAGATATGTCCCAAATGTAAAAAGATATATTCTGATTCTTTTAACGAATGTAAAGAGTGTGACGAATCTTTATTTTTATTATCAGAAGACTTGACAGAAGTTAAAACGGCTTTGTGTGAAGTTTTTTATCTCATTAAAGCAACTTCAAAAGAAGGGGAATCAATATATGAAAATGAGGAATTGTATAAGTTTCTTAATGACCGAAAAATACCTGTCCGTAGGAAAACTATTATAGATGCTTTCGGAGAAAATATTAGTATCGTAACGGAAATATTGAGATTTTGTATTTTAGATTCCTATGAGATGGGTTCAGACCTTACAGATGAGAAAATAACAGAGTCTCTCTCAAAATTGGATGAGAATACGCTTTCTGTCATGTTCCCATTTGTTAGAATTTTGGATAGAAATAAAATTTCTGGAATTTTTGAAGGATTGTATTCGGATATTCTGGAAAGAATTTATGATGTTCGGATTGTTGTCAAGAGATTAATAACAAGAGAACCTTTGTTTTCAGAAGACTTTGAGGAATTTGCTGACCTTCTGGAATCTTTGTATTGTGGATTAATACGTAATATTACCATTAAAGAAGATTCTACCTATTATGCTAATTATGTGGAAGAGATTTACAAAGAGCACATAACAAACATACGGGAGGAAGTAAAGCAAAGAAAATCTTTAAGATTTGCCTTAAGAGTTTTAAGTGGAGACAAGTTTAATATAGAATCTGCAATCAAGTCTTACTCTACTTGTTTATCAAGAGTTGTAATTGAATATGAGAAGAGCAAGAATCCTTCATTAAAGGTATTAGAACAGGAAGTATTTGACAATATGAGAAAACTGTTTACAGGCAGATATGAAGAGGCAGTTAATTTTATTAAAGGAGTATTTTTATAACTTTTGGAGGTTATGCAATGACTTTACTTGAAAGTAGCATTATTGAAAATATTACAAGGCGCAAAGATGAATTGCGGGAAAAGCAAGGCGGAGGTGGAACTCATAAGTTTGCACTTAAGAAAACTCCCAAAAAAGGCACACCGAGGAAAAAAACGAGAGCAGAACTTAATCACCTCAAGAAACTAAGAAAGCTCAGAGCAGGGAAACCCAAAGACCCGGCAAGATCAAAATCAATGAGAACGGTCTGGGCGACAAGCCGTAAAGCAATGATGGTAGGCTGGAGAAATAGAAGAAAGCTTTATGGAAAAACGGGTAGACTTGTAGATCAGGCTCTTGCTGCAATCAGAAGTTTCCTTGAGTCGGTTATCGAAAGCAAAACTCTTATACCAGAATCTTATGAGGAATTTAAAGGAGCTATAGGAGATTTGGTAATTGCTCTTGTAGCCGATGAGAATATGACTTCATCAGATGTATATGAGGCAATATTATTCCATGTTTCTCCAATACAAGCTATCATTGAAGGTATTGCAGATCGTGAAGACCTTGACGTTACAGAAGAGGATATGGATAATATTGAAAAGTATTATAAGTATCTTGATGAGGATGATCCTGATTCCACCAATGAAGATGAATTGCCAGATGGCACGGTTGAATTTTTAGAAGAGTTTGGCATCGAGATTCCCGAAGATGCTACTCTTGAAGATGTAGAAGAAACTTTAAAGAATATTCAGTTCAAATTGGAAGATTTGGATGAGGATCAAATTAAAATTTTGGAAGATTTGGATATGGATGACAAGATCATCGACACTGATGACGATTAATTACTTTGTGATAGTAGCATTGTGTGTGAACGTTGAAAAGGTGGTATAGTATGATCTTTTGTATTATACCGCCTAAATAATTTAAATGCAGAACTCTGCCCCTTTAGAACGTCACGTGTGGCGGGATGATTACCATAAGTTGATAATTTAAGTGCAGAACTCTGCCCCTTTAGAACGTCACGTGTGGCGGGATGATTTACCAAGAGACAATTAAAATAGGAGGATATAAATGCCTGTAGCAGTAAGAAAGTCAGCTTCGGAAAGAAAAAAATTGGCTTTACAGAGGAAAAAGAGAAAATTCAAAAGGAAAGACCCTGAACGGTCAAGGGCAATGAAGAAGGCGTGGAAGTCCAAAAGGACAAAAATGATGAAAGGCGCTAAGACTCGAAAAAGATTATACCAAAGTGCTGATGATTTTATGGAAAAATTCTTAGAAGATTTAACCCAACTCTCAGAAAAATTTGAGTGGGAAGATGTGTCTGAAAATGAAAATGAGGCAATTTACACATCTGAAAATAAAAATGTAACGGCATCGGTATCAATTACTGATGAGGATAAAATTTCAGTGGAAGTTAAATCTTTAAAAGATGATAAAGTATTGGAAACTTTTTCAATTAGTCCTGAGTTTTCTACTTCAGTTCTTAAGGCTGTATTTAAAGCATATTCAAAATGGGAGCCTGCGAATGAATGATTTACAAATGCGAAAAAAGTATTTTGAAAATCGTTTTAATGAGGCAAAGAAATCTTCTATTTCTGTTTTGCTTCCTTCCGGAGTTAGTATACAAAAGAAAATTACTGCAAATCTTAAAAGTTGGGCTAAACAGTTCAAAGAACGTCTGGACAGAGGGGAAAATCAAAAAGATTTGGAGCGGGAATTTGAGGAGCAAATCAGAGATCAAATTAAGCGTTTAGCTGATAGGGTTATGATTGTATATGAGGATTAGGAGGTTTTATGTCTTTACAAGATCGGAAAAAATATTTTAAGAATAGGTTTAATGAGGCTAAAAGGGCTAAAGCAGGGACTCCGGAGTCAATGAGAAAAGCAATTAAAAAGGAAATTACATTGCTTAAGAAAGAAATGAACAGGGTGTCAACAATCTCTAATGGTTCTGGTGATCTTGATTTGTATGATAGGTTAGCAGAGGCGTGGCATATAATTCAAAAAGCGAGAACTGATTTAATGAAAATAGGATAATGTTATGACTTTACGAGAGCGAAGAGAATATTTTAAAAGTCGTTTTAACCGGAGAAATAATTTTCTTGACGAAAAGTATGCTGTTAAAACTGGCCCGTGGCACTTCCAGAAAAAGGGAGATGTAGTTTGGATGACTCATCTTCAACAGGGAGGCAAAGTTCCTATTAGGTTAGATAAAGGTGATCCTAAAAAAGCATTTAAAGAATTATGTAAAGGATTACAAATGGTAATGGGTGAATTAGAATTTAACTAAGGGAGTATAATTTGTCAACAACAGATATTAGTATTAGAATATTGGTTACCGGAGTAGAGGATATAACAATTAATATGTCTGTTCCATCAGAAGGGTTTTTAAGTGGTCAAGTGGCTATTCCTGCGAGCGGTAAAAAACGTATACCGCTTGCAAATATTCCGGCTGAGGATATGAGAATATTAGTCATTGAGTCAACGAGATATACAGATGTAGTTTACAGCGTTTTAGACGGGGTTGGACAATCTTATGAGCTTGACAATGCGGCAATATTCTTGGGTGCTAAAATGTTTGAATTTTTTGACTCAGTTCCAAATCAGTTATGGATTTATAACAATGGATCAACAGAGATAACTATTAATACGTTATTTGTATTCGATTCAGTTGAGGAATCATCAATGTCTTCAGAATCTTCATTATCTTCTGAGTCCTCAACATCGTCAGAATCGTCTTCGAGTACAATCTAATGAAGATATAGGAGGATAAATTGGCTGAAGTAAAAATATCAACTTTAATTAGATCAAGAGGTATAAAAGCCTTGACTAATGAATATGTAATCGAATCGGAAGGAATTGCGGTAGCTAAAGTTACGGTTCCTGCTGGAGGAAATAAAAGAGTTCCATTATTGACAATAGATATTCAGATGGTTCATTTTATTGTAATAGAATCGTCTGCTTATGATTCTATTACTTTTAAAGTAAATCCAACTATAGGATTATCTTATGATCTTACGCAACCTATATTTTTCACTGGCTCCGGAATGTTGGGATTTTTAGACTATGATCCAGATGCGTTGACTTTTTATAATAATTCGTCTTATCCAGTGGATATAACTGTTCTTTACGGAGGGGATATTGTAGAAGAGAGTTCTTTTTCGTCTTCTTCAGCGTCAGTATCTTCGGATTCCTCTTTGTCTTCCTCTTTGTCAAGCTCATCGGGATCAATTTCTTCAGAGTCAAGTGAGTCCTCAGAGAGTAGCGTATCTTCTATTTCTTCAGAGTCAAGTGAGTCCT